ATGATACCCATAAACCGTGTTGATTCCAACCTCTACGCCGCGCTCACGAGGTTTACCTATAGGCCACCCGGCTATGGTGAACGCTTCTCTCCATCCATCTTCATGGACCGCGCCCCCGACCCTCTTGATTATATTCTCCCCAACCGAAAGTGTCTTCCATTTCTGAGCATGGTCATAAGCACTTAGCCCACCATCATGATAATCCCTATAGACATACAAGAAAGACGTTGCCGGGTCTTGCGCGTACCAAACAGCAGCGGTGTTATTAGGTCCGAAGTCATGTCCAACATACCTAGGCCAGGATTCCGGCAGCGTGAACCTCGGAATCAAACACACATTCTCATCGAACGCATCATATATAAGACCCGCAGGCTTCTCGAATATGCCCCTATAGAACATATTGAACTTCCACCTTGGAAGCAGCCCCCGTTGCCTCTCATACTCTTCTTCCGGAAAAGCAGGGTTATCCTTACTATCCCCCTGTATGACCGATATATTGGTGTCTCCCTGTTTCCACCGGTCATAGACCTCGAACTTGAACCACCCGAACTCATACGGCGTAGTCGTTAACAGCATCCTACCTTTCCCAATCCTCGTAGCAACCGCCAACCTCCTGTTGACCGCTTCCCACGCTTCCCTAGTGAATTGATGTTGTCCACATTCGTCTAACCACGCCGCTATCGCCGTTGCCGACTCCAAAGACTCTGGACTGGTAGCCGACCCAACGATTATCCTCTGCCCCGGTGCCCCATGATGCTTCTCGAACGACTCGAATACCTTCTCCCCCGCCTTCCATTCTCCCCACTTCAGATAAGTCTCGAAATATTTCCTAAGTTCCGGCAGCATCTTATTCCTTAACAACGGGAAAGTAGCCGTAACCACCAGATAATCCCCGAATATCGGCGTCGTACCATCTTCCTCATTCATCTCACGATGCAACCAACAAGGACCAATGGTCGTTTTCCCGTACTGCGACCCACATAAAAGACAAACCACATGCGCCGTATCCTCATACACCGCAGTCTGCCCAGGATGCAGATTCAACCAAAGATGCCCAGTCTCATCAACATCATAAAAAGGCTTTATCTCAGGAAAAGCGACCATACCAACCCCCTTTTCTAAGCCGATTCTACCACACCGACCCCAATCACTTCCTCCACAGACACTGACAGTCCTCTATAGGCACGTAATGCTGCCCACAAACACCATATACCTCCTCCTCGACAACCTCCCAATTGCCATCTTCCTCAATCCTGACCTTCATACCACACCCATCACACGGATATACCCCAGAAGGTGGCCTCTCATCCCTCACATAAGACACCCAAGTGAACGTATGACCCTCCTCTCCACAATCCTCAAGCATCATCAACTCCTAAATATCAACACTGTGACCCTTCAGCAACTAGAAACATATACAGAAAAGGTCTTTGAAAACTGTAAAAAATATTTACGGTGACCTAATACGCTACATCGCAAAACGGCTAAGCCCTGCCGGGGGGTATACACACCCTATGTATCTTTCTAATGCTACTCTGTGCCAGTCTCAAGTTCTAAGCTAGTATCAGGCTCTGATAGGCTCAGTGATTCAGCCTCAATCACCACTGAATCAGTATCAGTAGCACGATTCAATACCACTGTGACTTGTGTAACTAATTGAGCTGATGATTGTACAGACTGAGTCAGTCCTGAGAATTCAGCCGCTAGCTTTAATGACTGATTAGCAGGACCAATTTGGTCAAGGCTCCTAGCCATACTGAGATTGGTCATAGCCTCTGTAATAGCACGTTCTTTAGTTAACGTCACAGAGGCTAATATACTGTCTCTTTGTGCTTGTATATTCGCTGTGATGTCGCTGTGATTCATCAGCATATAAGCATTGTTTGAAATGGTAGCAGGTAGCATATTTTCCGTATCATATGCCGCCTTATAGGCATCGGTCTGATTCAATCCACTGATGATAGAGTCGCAGAATATAAGCTGTTTACTAGTTAATTTAGACACGTTTCTTCCCTGTGAATATATAGCATTCTTTTTGCGCTAGATTGCGGCTCGGTTAAGTCACAATCGCCTACTCGCTAGCACTGCGGCCCCTATCACTAGGGAACCCGCCCAATTAAGCCGCTCCTATCGCTAGCCTATCCACGTAGACACGCCTCGCCGCTAATGTTGGATAACTTCCATTAGCAGGATATTTAGCCTCAATTATATCAAATATCATCCACCTCGGCCTAAATATCACAGGAAATATACGTTTTTTGGCAAAATTGGTTTAATATTCGTTTTGTTAGGCGTGCAATCTGTATATTATCTATGATATAAAACCAATATCAAATTAATTGGAGCGGCACCAATGAAAGGCATCTATAGAAACCTAAACGCTAAGAAAGCGAATCAAGGCTCAGATATTTGGACGATTGCCAATGCTCACGCATCCAATGGCTATCTAGTCAAGGAAACCGGAGTGACTCACGGCGTTAATTTCAGCCTTTCCAATATCCTGATAAATAATCCGTCAAGTATTGCTAAGGGGTGCAAGCGTATCAAGGCAAAATGTCGGGAAGTGGTGGCTCTAGTCGGTGGCACGATAGGCGAGTCTAAACCTACGGGAAAATACTTGGGAAGATTGACGCTAGATTTACAGGCTGAATCTTTCCTGATGGTACTTGCTAGCGGCGAGCGTGTCGCATTCCCTAGCAATGTCAGCCTGTGGTTTGGTGCCACAGGTTGCGAAATCTACAAGAATTAATTGGAGTTTAAAAAAATGTCCAGCATAAATCTTACATCTGAACACTTGGCATTCATCCTGAATATATCCCGTGAATGGCAACGCGAGCCTATGAAATCCGCAGTGGTTCAAGAGCGCATGAATGCCAAATTCCCAGAGTCGGAACACGTAGCAATATGGCAACGTCTATTAGTCTCGATTGGAGTTAAATAATGGAATTATTGACACAAGCACAACAAGACAGATTAACTACTCGCGAATTGCGCTACTACCAAACGAATTACGGGCACCCACGTTTTGAGCGTCGAATGCAAAGATTAATCGATTCTATGGGTGCGGATACTGCCAGTAGATTTGGCGAAGAATTAATCAGGATAATCATCCGCAATTATGGCGCAGAAGAATTAACGGATAAATACACACAAAAATTATCAGAATTAGCCTAATTTAAATTGGAGTGTCCATCATGGCAATAACTAGCAGGAAAGAATTAATGCGATTCAGTCAAGATTGTTTGAGAGCCTACAAGGCACAAGGCGAGATTCCGACAATGCCTAGTCAATGGGCGGGCAGTGACTACGGTAAAGCTTATGCGGTATTAGTCCGATTCTGGAATGATGAACCAATCACGCAATCGGCAGTTTTTGCCAGTGACGGAAACGGTAAATTGCCTTTCTACGCTCTTTCGACATTGCCAGTGATTACGTGCCCCGGATTAGGTGAATGCGGTATTTTCTGCTATAGCCTCAAATCCTGGCGCAATCCGTTCGCATGGCTACGCCAACTAATCAACACGCTCAGATTGCATAGCGTCACTGGGCGCAATCAGATAGTTAAAGCCTGGCAATCTATACCGCAAGGCGAAACCGTCAGGCTTTACGTTGACGGCGATTTTGACAGTATGGAAACCATGCGTTTTTGGTTTGGTCTAATCGCTATGCGTCCAGACTTGAAAGTCTACGGATATTCTAAATCGTGGGCACTATTCCTAGAATGGAATAAATCCGGTCGGCCTTTCCCATCAAACTATATCTTGAATCTTTCGAGCGGTTCCAGATATGACAATATCTATCGTCAGGCTGTGGCTAAATTGCCAATAGTGCGCGGCGAGTTCATAGGCGTAGCTTCAGCCTTGCCCATGCCGAAAGGCAAAACGTCGAAAGATATTAGGGCGTCGGTTGATTGGATACCCTATCAGGCGGCTGTACGTCAGGCGGCACAGGCGGCAGGTTACGGCAAGGTGTTCGTATGTCCTGGCAAGTGTGGCGATTGTGGCATCAAAGCCCACGCCTGCGGCAACGCCCAATTGACGATACCCATCGCGATAGCGATTCATTAATCTAACCTGATTCACTGATTCAGAGGCTCAGATTCTGAGCCTCTGGCGCGGCTGAATCAGCCGATAATAAATCTATATTTGGAGAGACTCAAAATGGAACGGTTCATAGTTCAGATATTCAGCCACGGCTACGGTTCCCACGATTACCACATCAAAGCCGACGCCGCGCCGGATGCGGTAGAGATTGCAAAATATCAGGCAAAATCAGAGTACCCGTGGGCACAGTCTCACGAATTGTCTGCTATCTATCAAAGCTTGTACGTAAACGGACGTGGCGAATTAGCCGTTAGCTAGTCCACTGGTTCAGCGGCTGAGAGTCTCAGCCGCTGACACGGTCAGACTAGACCGAATCTGCACGATTGGAGAGTCTCAAGATGGCTTGGAACACACTCGCAAATAAACAATACGACTGCAACCACACGAATATCATCACAGGCACGATTCCAGAGCCTGGCCGGACCGTATCACGCGAGGAATGCACAAAATGCGAGGCATGGTGGATGATAATCGACATTACAGCCGACGCTGAAACCTTGGAGCAGGCACGAGTCTGGGTATCTGAGTGCCTATGGCGCGACATTGACGGGGCCGACATTCCCAGACTGTCAGACAAACGGGTACACGCAGGCATCAACCGCCATTACGTCGGAGGCTGGGCGCAGTTTGTCAAGGATGGCGAATAGTGGAGACCATCAGCATCCAACAGCCATGGGCCTGGTTGATACTCAATCACGGGAAAGACGTGGAGAACCGCTCCCGCTGGCACTACAAGCACCGGGGCCGCGTCAGGATACACGCAGGAAAGCGCAGAGACAGCGATACAAGCCGCTTTAAGGCCCAACGTGACTACATAGCCAGCCTGGGTATTGAGATACCCGCAAACCTGCCCACAGGTGCCATCGTAGGCGAGGCCACGATAACCGGCACGGTCACAGAATCCGACTCGCCGTGGTTTGAGGGTCCAATAGGCATAGAACTAGCCGACCCGGTAGCCTACGCCGATTCGATTCCATGCCGGGGAATGCTTGGAATCTTTCAAACACAAATCTAGTACCAGAGGAATGGATATTATGGGATTCAATAACAGGCAATTAAGCAAACGCCCACGCCGCCCAAGCCATCGCGCCTGCTATGCCTGCGGCGAGCGTGTCGATTTAATCGATTGTGGCGTTGACGCCCACAAGTTTGCGGCCAAGGGCACACGCCGCAAACCGGGAGACTGTAACGGGCGTGTGTACGTCCACATTGACAATCAAGGCGATTGTCTCTTGCAGATGCAACCATAGCTCACCGAATCGGACCGACTAGACCAGACCGCTTGACCGTTAAGTATCAGACCTAATATACTCAACAGGCGATATTAAAAAGCAAGGAGACACCATGATACCAAAGCACAGCGCGGCTGAAAGCATGAAGATGCTGAAGCGTCAGAAATATTGCTTCAAGGCTACTCCCAATAGCCACGATGGCTGGAATAGGGCACTAACATCCCTTTTCCCAGAGCCTGCCTTCCACGATGTCATAGAAGCTCACGGCGTGGAAGGGTACGTCGATGACCAATGGGAGATACGGTTTCGGTCAGTAGGCGATACCGCTCTAAGGGATGGGCCTCGCTACTCCCGATTGATGAAGGCACTCTGGGATAATTTCGGACCGACGTTTGATGACTACGGCATCCGACTGACCAACAATCATACCGGACAATTTGTGCCGATAACCTAAATCTAAACAGCGCGGAGACACCATGACAACGAAAGACGAGGAAATCATAGAGGTAACGCACCAAACTGTTGAACGTGCAGTCAGGTCCCTCCAACGGAAACTGGATGACCTGAAATACGAAGACGGATTTGAGTGCAGGGACTGTCAATACGAGGGCCACGGATTTACCGTCCTGCCCGAATCCATGATGAAGGATTACCAATCGTCTAGGGACTGTCCCGACGAGATATATTGGGTGGTTCGCACATATGACGAGAACGCCGAAGAGCTTCAAGATGAAGACGGGTGCATTGACGATGAGCCAGAGTGGACATACGAGATAAGTCAATTTCTATGTGAGGGCCACGCCCCCGATTGCAACGGTGTTTGCGATTACCAAATACTTATGGAGCTAAATAATCAGTTAAGTTAGACCTAAACGAAAGGAGGGAAGCACCATATGGGCGGTTCAGAATTCATGAACGTAGGCAAGGGAAAGACGGCACAAGTAGCCTTTGACAATCTAGTGAAGCAGGCCCAGTGGGACCACGGTCACGCCGGTTACACT